AAAATTTCTAAATATACACATAAGGGTGAAAAAAAAGAGAAGGATTCATGGTGTTTGCAGATTTTTGGAAAAGAAGAAATATGTAAATTTGTTGACAATATAGGATATGTAAAAGGAAAAGAATATAGATGTATTGATTTAAAAAATGATACAAATAATATAGTGGGAAATTCAAATGTAGATATCGTTCCAATTAGTGGAGACGAGGAGAGAAGGCTGAGAAAGGAACTTGGTCCTATTCATAGAGGTCAGTATTGGTTTACAACATATAATCAGATGGTTGGTAAAAAAAGATTTGATGTTTTTTCCTCTATGTATGATCTTCCTGATTGGTGTAATTGGTGGGGTAGTTTGTTTTGGGACAGGGTTAAGTCTTTCGATATAAAAGATGAAATGCAAGATGTTTATGATCTTGAGGTTCCTGGATTTGGGAATTTTATTCCTTATGGAATTGTTATACACAATACATTTTGTTCATCAATTGCAATATGTAGGATTATATATGAATTGTCTTGTATGGTTTCTCCTCAGAAGACCTTTGGGTTATCCACTGGTTCGGAGATTGTAATTCCTTTGGTATCTAAGAATTTAACATTAGCCAGAGAAATAATAAAGACAGCCGTTGATACCAAAATAAAAGAGTCTCCTTATTTTATGACTCTTTTTACTCCGAAATTTGCAACCGAATATACTTTGTTTCCTAATAATATACGTGTTATAATTGCATCATATGGTTCAGATCGCGTAACCGGTGGAAACGTTTTTTCTTCAGTGCTTGACGAAACAAATTTTCCACCAAGGAGAAAAGCTCAACAGATAGCGCAAGGTTTTGGACAAAAATTAAGAGCAGAGCATTTTGATATAGTGGAGAAAGTATATCAATCTCTTGTGCGTCGTATTAAATCTCGATTTCAAAGAGCTGGAGGTGGATTTCCTGGTATGGTTGTGTTGGCTTCTTCGGCTGCCACAGTAGAATCTTTTACAGAGAGGAAAATAAGAAAATCAGCAGAAGATCCGGATGTATTTTGCAGAGACCATACTGCATGGACAGCCAAGCCAAAGAGTGAATTTTGCGGAGAAGTATTTTGGGTATTATGTTCAACGTCTTCTATGAATTCTAGGATACTTACAGATGATGAAGTAGAATTGGTATCGGATGAGTATCTTGAGGCTAATGATGCCTTTCTGATGGATATACCAGTGGAGTACAAAGAAGACTTTGAGAGCAATATGGAAGAAGCCTTGAGAGACATAGCAGGTTTCTCTACACAGGCCATTTCATTGTTTGTTCAAAGACAAAGTGCTGTTTATGAATGTGTAGATGAGGCAAGAAAGCATCCGTTTAGCTGTTTGGAATACACTTCAGGATCAAGAGGGAATTGGGATTGGGATACTCTTTGTATTCAAACAGAAAGGAAGCTGCCAGGTGGATTTGTAGAAAAAGCATATAGGCCAAGGAGAAATCCTGAAGCATTTAGGTGGTGCCATATAGATGTTGGTGTATCTGGAGATAGTTGTGGTTTTACAATAGCACATATAGAGAGATGGGTAGATGTAGTAAGGAGGGGATCGGATGGAGAGAAGCATGTAGATACTGCACCATATTATGTTGTAGATGCGATGCTAAGGATCAATCCCCCTCCAGGAGAACAGATATATTTCCCTGATTTGAGAACTATGATTTATCAATTCATGGAAAAGGGTTATAAATTCATAGGATTTTCGTGTGATAGTTTTATGTGGGTTGAGTTCCATCAGCAGATTAAGCGAAGAGGAATTACACCTCATTTGTTATCGGCTGATACAACAACTGCTCCATATGATGAATTAAAATCAGCATTTTACGAAAACAGGATAGAGATCTATGATTATGAACCATTTGCTTATGAGTTTCTTCATCTTGAATATGATAGAATAGCTGGAAAGATCGACCATCCGCAAGCCGGTTGTTTTGTTGGTGAAACAAGGATACCTCTATTGGATGGTACAGTTCCTATGATATCCGAATTGGATGGAAAAGAGGCATGGGTATACTCATGCAATGAAAACGGAAGTGTGGTTCCAGGTAGAGCACGTGGTAGATTTACTAAATTAGTAACAGAACTTGTTGATGTAATATTAGATAGTGGAGCAGTTGTTCGTTGTACTCCGGATCACTTATGGATGATGAGGGATGGATCTTACAAGAAAATAAGTGATATTAGACCTGGGATAGATAGGATTATGCCCATTGGTAGGCAATGGCCTATAAATGGTGGTTATGAAGGAATAGTTGACAAGGATAAACGTAAAAAAGTCACACATCATATTGTTTGGGAGTTTTTCAATGGAGAGCGTGGTGCTGGGAACTGCATACATCATTTGAATGGTAACAAATTAGATAATAGTCCTGATAACTTAGCCATAGATTCTGTGGTTGAACATTCAAGAAAGCATACTATTTATAGATATGCTAATGATGACGAATACAGGAAAAAGGTAGCCAAGGGTCTACAGAATTTTAATTTAAGCGAAGAGGGCAGACGTATTCATTCTGATGCTTTAAAAAAGACCCTGAGTAAAACAACAAAGGAGGAATGGATTGCGAGGGCGGCTAGAAGTCCATTGTTCAGACGCGATATAAATTTAAACAATTTAGAAGGTGCAAGAGATCAGATTAATGCCAATGGTGCAGCAAGAGTATTAGGATGCGGAAGGAATGTTATAATTCGAATTCTTAGAAATGCTGGTTTTAACAATTGGAATGATTTTTTAGCATCTGAGCCAGGCAATAATCACAAGGTTAGATACATAATACCAGTGCACCTTGATACGCCTGTTCCAGTATATGATTTAGAAGTGGATGTATTTAGAAATTTTGCTTTATCAGTTGGGGTCTTCGTTCATAATAGCAAAGATATGTCAGATAGTGTATGTTGTGCAATTTTTGGATTAAAGGAATCATCTAAGAGAATGCCATTAGAAGGAGGTGTGTTTGGTAAAGATAATGTAGTTCCGTATGAAGATTCATGGGTAAGTGGGGGATTAGTACCTATGGATAAAGTAGACATGGATGCAGTAAAAGAAGCTAGAAATAGTAAGGCAAATGAATTTTTACCTATCATATTCGGGGATTGATAAAATTAAACTACTTTTACACGATAGTTGGATATATTATTGGGTTCGTAACTGCGAACTTAAGTTCGCGATATGGTGATAAAATGAAAATAAAACAATTGATTCAAGAAGGCACTGTTTCGCTTAAAAAGATAAAAGATGTCAACGAATTGAAATTGTTAAACAATGTGGCAAGCGAATATAAACAGTTGTATCAGGATCTGTATGTAAAAATAAATCATTTGATGATGCAGGTTGATAATGTCAAGAAGGGTTTTACGCCTGGAGAGTATGATATAGAAGACACCTATGAATCTCTTGTGGGTGGTATTTATGACATAGAGAAAAGGATGTCACAGGATATTGAGCATATACAAAAAGTTGATGATATTATTTTACAGGCTATGGATGATAATAATTTGGATATTAAGCCTAGTCGTGTTGGTTATTTTAAGACATTAAAGGGTTAATGGTTTAAATGGGTTTCTTAGCATCTGTCTCAGGGTTTTTCAAAAGAGATAAATCTACCCAAATAGCAAAGCAAGCTAAGGGTATATCTGTAGCAGATCCAAATGTAAGATTTGGTAATGGGATCATGGCAGGATCTGATGGTAATTCAATGGGCATGAGAGGGTTGTCAGCCGCATTGAATATGGACCAAGATCTTATGATGCGTTATGCAGATATGGAAAATATGGATGATTACCCAGAGCTACATAGCGCACTGGACATTTTTTCAGACGACTGTACTGTTACGGATAATGTCAGGGGGAAAACCATTTGGACAGAATCCAAGGATAAAGTAATACGAGATATAGTTGATGATTTGCTGCATAGGAGATTGAGAATAGAAGAGGATGTATGGTCTATAATTAGATCGCTCAACAAATACGGCAACGCTTACGCAGAATTAATAATAATTCCTGGTCAAGGTGTAGTAGGTATTAATCCTCTTCCTGTTGCTACCATGCGAAGAATAGTAGACATGAGGGGATCTACGCTTGGATACATGCAAGACATGACTGGTCAATTTGCTTTTCATATGGCCAATGTTCAAAATATAAAGCAGCTTAAGCAAGCTCTAAAGGAAAGGGAAGTAATATTTTTTGAACCATGGGAAGTTGTGCATTGGAGGTTGAGTAGTAAACACATTAGATCAATATACGGTTTTGGGATCCTAGAGAGTGCAAGGTGGGTGTTTAAGCGATTGGTAATGCTGGAAGACACTATGTTGCTTTATAGATTGTGCCTACGTGGAGACACAAAGGTGTGGGTTCCTGGTGGCACTAAGATGATAAGAGACCTTAATGAGAATGATGATGTGTTCTATTATGGGGAAGATGGAAAGTTAAACAAAACCAGGGTTGTGTATAAAAAGAACAATGGTGACGATCGGGTATATCGAGTCAAGAGCTTACATAGGGATTTATATGCCAATGCCACGCATCCTATATTAGTTGAGACCATAACCAAACATGGCAGTGGAACACCAAGGGAGCACAAGTTTGAATATGTAGAGGTTAGGAATATAGTACCTGGAAAGCATAGATTTGTAACTCCTGTAATCGAGGACGATACAATCGATAATATAGAACTAAAGCTTCCTGCCATAAAACAAAGAGCTAGGTTATCTCAAAGGGCTATTGACAATGGAATAAAACTTAATGAGAAGTCAACTCAGTTGCAAGCCAGATGTGGGATGGTCTATTATAGAATAGATAGATTTTTCAAGGGAGAATATGAGGTTGTAGCTGATACAGCCAGAAAACTCATGATTGAGAATGGTACTCCAGGGGACGAATGGTTGGATTTACGAGATGACTGGGGAGGATGCAAAGAGGTTAACACACCCAAGTATGTCAATAAAGATTTTGCCAGGTTGTTTGGGTTTATGCTTGGAGATGGATTTTTATCGCAGATGAATGATCGGAATGGCCAGAGAAAGGTTGGGTTTGCGGCTGGGAATAATAATGATATAAATGAAAAATACAAGAACTTGTTTGAAAAATTCTTTGGAAAACTCCAGTTTAACAGGGATAAGAGATCTAAATATGCATGCGTAGGGGCTTATTCTGTGTGTTCCAAGCAATTGCATGAATTTTTCGTGCTGAATGGTTTTATACCAGGTGCGCACAACAAAAGAGTTCCAGAGTGGGTTTTTAGGTCTTCGGTATTAATACGTGATGCCTTTTTGAAGGGTTTTGCCGATGCTGATGGCCACTACATAGAGGGATCTATTGGTAGCGTTCACAAAAAAGTAAGGCACGTAAGAGTTAATATAGAAATATGTAACAAAATGTTGGCTGAGGACCTATTTGAGCTAGCTATGCAGATTGGATACAGAATGGAGAGAATGGTTTGTAGGAATAGAAAAGGCGGAAGTCAGATTTTGAATAATGGATTTACCATGTCTGATCGCCAGTCTTACTGTTTCGCATGGAGCTATGACAGACAGCCTATAACCGAACCCATAATGTCCATTGATCAGGTAGAGAATGATGATGTTTGGGATATCGGAGTAGAGGCCAGTGAACACAATTTTATAGCAAATGGAGTAGTGGTCCATAATTCCAGATCTCCAGGGCGCTTCGCATTTTATGTAGACACAGGGGATTTGCCACCTGCTGAAGCTATGGCGCAAGTAAAAAGGGTAAAGCAGTCTTATAAGAAAAGAACTCTTCTTAATCCTACTACGGGGCAATTAGAATTCAGAAACAATCCTATGTGTCTCGCAGGGGATACGGTTGTTAGGTTGGAAGACGGAAGACTTCTCTCTATTTTGGAAATAGTTGAAGAATATGAGGCAGGAAAAGTAAATGCTGTTTATTCCTATGATATAGGAACAAAAAAGCGGAAGGTAATGCCTATCACGTGGGCTGGAAAAACTCGTGAACATGCTGCAATGGTTAAGGTTACGTTAGAGAATGGAAATAGTATCTACTGTACACCAGATCATGAATTCCCATTGTATGAAGGTGGAAAGTGTAAAGCTCAAGATTTAAACGGAAAGAATTTAGTTGCTTTGAATCTAGATCCTGAAAAAGTGTTCGATGTATGCGAATGGGGGCCTGCGGAACAGACCTATACATTGACAATTAATGGAACACATACATTTGGATTGAAAGCGGGAGTGTTTACTTGCAACTCACCTGAAGAAGATATTTTTATTCCCACGCGAGGGGGTAAAGAATCTACAAGAGTTGAAATTCTTTCGGGACCTGATTGGAGTGTCAATGATGATCTTGAGTATTTAAGAGATAAACTTTTCACTTCGATCAAAATACCACGGGCTTATTATGGAGGAGATGCTGATGCTTCTCAAAGTCTTGCACAAAAGGATGTTAGATTTGCAAGGACTTGTCTAAGAATACAGAGAGAATTTAGAAATGGCATAAGGCATATAGCAAGGATTCATATGGCTGCATTGGGTATAGATCCTGATAGCACTGAATGGGATACTCGCATGACTGCACCATCTAGTATTCTTGAATTACAGCAGATTGAAACTATGAATGCTCAGGCTGGTTTGATTAGTGCTCTTGAGAATAAATTGCCATTGGATTGGATGCTTCAGAGAATTATGCATCTATCACAAGATGATGCAGCTACTGTTATGCTCAAGAAAGACGATGAAATTGCTAATAATGCAGAAGCGCAGGCTAAGTTAGCATTTGATTTGCAGAAGAAATATCCTGGTGTTGACACGAGTCAATTGGGAGAACCGAGTGCTTTGCCAATGGGACAAGGTCAAGATCAAGGGCAACAGCAAGGACAGGCACAACAAGGACAGCCTTCTGAAAATATCAATAAAAAAATAGATAATATTAATTTATTGCTAAAAGAAAATATACAGTGTCAGCGTCAAGTGGTAAAAAAGATAGAAGAGATGGGTCCTATTGCAAAGTTAGTTAAGAGGGCCTACAGAGGAAGAAATAGTAAAAATGCCAATAATTAAGGGAAGTTCAATTGAAAAAGTAAGAGTTGGAAGCCTTGAAAATAAAATTGAGGCTATCAATTCTATTATTTCAGAAAAATATAAAGATACTCCTTTTACTATATTGGCCACTTATGAAGACAAGGTAGTTGTTTTGCTATCAGATGGAATGGTAAGGGATATAGCATATACTGTTAATGAAGATAGTACGTATAGTATTGCATCCGATAGAGTTAATAAAAGCGTTGATGTAATATCGGAAGATACTGTTGTCAATCATGTGTCAGAACAATTGGGTTCTGTCGTTAGCACCATGATGAAAGACAAGGATCTCTCGCGCACTCAAGTTCGCGAATTGCTTTCTTTGGTTAACAAAGATGAATTATATTGGTTGTCTGATGTTAATAATGTGTTTGAAGACACTATTAAGGATTCCGAGTGGATGAAGATGTACGATGCCAACATAGAGCGTATTCGTACAAGTCTTTATGGTAATATTAGGGCTATTGAAGCCAATGTACCCAAGATAAAATATTCTTCGATACCCAAAAATAAACTTGGAGAATTTTACGGAGAAGTAAAAGAATCCATGGGCGTTATTAAGAGTTCAGTTGGTAAAGTTTCAGAAAATTGTAATGGTATACA